TACAAATACGGAGCTTTGTATGAACGAACAGATTGAGCAATTAATTGAGGCAACGATAGAGGAGCATATAGACGAAATGCTTGGTGATGGGGGATTCACCAAAGAGAGTTTAGAGCTAACGATAAAGAAGGAGTTAGCGAACATCAGCGTAGCGGAGAGGGACATAGGGAAGCAGGTAGAGAATGTAGAGAAGGTATTATACTTAAAGGCGTTGAGTGGAGAGCTGGGGGCGATAAAGCTATTTTTGGAGAGGCACGCCAAAGAGAGTGAAGTAGTAGGGGAGTATAAGGTAGTGAAGTATGTTATCGGTAAGCCTGAACAAGTTGCGAAGCAAGTTGTTCCAAGTTTAGCGTCATCCGCAAAACAGGGAGTGTCTTCATCGGCAAGTCAAGATGTAAAACATCTTGATTTGGGAGTGTCTTCATCCACAAAACAGGCACAGCCGAAAGAAAATGTTAACATATTAACAAATAACGATGCAGATACCAGTAAAAGTATTTGAGCCGCACAGGTGGCATTTAGAGGTATTGACGCTCTTTGATGCGGAGCGATACAACAGGTATATGTTAAACTGGCATCGTAGGAGTAGGAAGACGACATTAGCGGTAAATTTACTCATCAGGGAAGCGTTCAAACATCCGAAGCGGGTGTATGGGTATATAGCGCCGACATACAAGCAAGCGAAGCGGATAGTGTGGACTGACCCGAATATGTTATTTAAGTATTTACCGAAGGGGATAATGGAGAAGAAGAACGAGCAGGAATTATATGTGAAGCTAACGAACGGGAGCATTATACAGATATTGGGTGCGGACGACCCGGACAGCATAAGGGGGGTAGATTTTTGGGGAGTAGTATTTGACGAATTTGCGGTAATGAGGGATGAGACGATATACGAGGAGATAGTGAGACCAATACTTATGCAGGATAGCCGCAGGTGGGCGATGTTTATATTTACGCCGAAGGGAGCAGAGAACCACGCATACAGGTATTGGAACAGCCAAGATGAGTGGTATAAGAGCGTTTTAACTGCGAGGGACAGCAAGATAATACCTGAAAAAGAGTTAGACAAGATGCAGAGGGAAAACGAGGTACTATATCGGCAAGAGATGATGTGTGAATTTATAGCTGACGAAGAGATGGTATTGATAACAAGTAGGATGTTAGCGATGTTGAACGATGCGCCGATGTTGGAAGAGGTGGACAAATCGATAATTGCCTGCGACCCGAGTGAGGGCGGGGATGAGTGTGTAATATATGCGATTAGGGATGCGAAGATAACCAGCAGGAAGATACTGCGGGGGAGGGTGCAACCAATGGTAGTAGCTGGGGAGATAATCAGTATGAGGCGACAAGAAAAGATAAAGAAAGTGATAATAGACAACATTGGAGTTGGTAGCGGGATAGAAGGAAGATTGGGGGAACTTATAGGGAGTGAGAATGTGATAGGATTCCGTGCGAGTGAGCGAAGCAATCTGCAGGGATTCAAGAATTTGCGTGCGGAAGCGTGGTGGTATGCGATGGAGCAGATAAGAGACGGCAAGGTGGCGAAGATAGACGATGACAAGTTGCGTGGACAGCTATGCAATGTGAGGTATAAAGTTGTGGATAGTTCAGGAACCATCCAGATAGAGGGAAAGAAAGAGATAAAGAAGCGAATAGGGATAAGTCCTGACAGGGCGGATGCGTATGTGATGGGGATATGGGGGTTGCAATTTGTGAACAGTGAAGAAGAAGATGAGTGGATAGGGGGCAGGATAAAACGAATAAGACATATAGCGTCAAGAGCGGGGTGGTGAAATGTTGGATAATTTAACAAAGAATAGGATAACGAGAGCGAGGAATTATCGGCGAAACTTTGAAGATGAGTGGAGTGAGATAGAGAAGCAGGTCAACTGCATTGAGCCGGACGAATGGGACGATAAAGAAGATTGGCAGACAAAGATATTCATCGGGATGCAGTCCAAGACGAGTGAGACGGCGGCGGCGATGTTTAGCGAGATAATGTTTCCGAGAAAGCAATTTTATTCGATTATAGGTGTAGGGGAAGAGGATAGGCAACTTGTGAATGATTTAACGAGGTTGATAAACTCGTTGTTGGAAAGGGGAAAATTTTACTTGCATAACGATTATGTGCAACAGGAAAGCATTGACTTGGGAACGAGCTTTATGAAAGTTGTAGCGACTGGTGATGGGCTGGAATTTAGCTGGAGGAGCGTGCTGAACTGTTTAGTTGACCCTGACGCCATAGTGGATTTTAGTAAGAGTAAGTTTTGGGCGGAGGAATATATAAAAGATATAGAAGAGATACTTGCTGAAAAGGAATATTATGGCGATGTGAAACTTCAACTATTGGAAGATTTAGCGAAGCAAAGCTATCGCAAGCTGGATAGTGATACGATAATGTATAACGAAGTGGGGTTTGATGTTTCGAAGAGTTTAAGAGGCGTGAAAATACTTGAATATTGGACAAAGAAAAAAATACTAATAATAGCAAACGATAACTATGTATTGAAAGAAGAGGAAAACCCATACGGATGTATTCCTGTGGTGATGAGCAGGAAGAAGAGAAGGAAGTATCACATCTATGGGAAGGGATACCACTACAATACGAGGGGATTGCAGGAATTGATGAATAGTATCATCAACTTTGGTTTTGATAGTTTAAAGATAAACAGCTTTGATATTATATTGCTTGATAGGAGTGCGATAGCTGACGCCAGCACGATTGAGTATAAGCCTTTGGCTGTCTGGGAAATGAAGGCAGGAAGAATTGAAAATGGCGTGAAGATACAACGAAACCCGCAATCGGCGATACACGATATATTTAAAGGAATGCTTATTATTGACCAATTTCATCAGGAAATAAGCGGTGTAACGAAGCACGCACAGGGAGCTCCAACATTGAGTAAAGGCGAGCAGGAAACATTGGGGGAATATCAGTTGAAACTTCAAGCGATAAGCAAACGATTCCTCAAAGTAGCTCGTGAAGATGAAGAAGATTATGTTGTGCCGTTGTTGAGGCTGGTGTTTAAGATTATAACGAATCCGAAGTTATTTAATCAAAAAATTGCTGATAGGATACTGGGATATAACGAAGAAACATTGGAGATACCTGACCCGATAACAGGGCAAACGATTAAGCAGAGGATACAAGTTCCGAAGTTAATGCTTAAAAATTTAGGTGAGATGGATATTGATTTTATTGCTGTTGGGACGACAAGGTTTGAAGTTAAGCTCAACACATTGGCGAAGTTGAAAGATGCAATGGCGATGATAATGAGCAGTGAAGATTTGATGTTTGAATGGAAGATTGAGAAAGTATTTGAAAGATATATGGAGTTGCTTGATATACCGGACTTTGCGTCAATGAAGAGAAGTGAAGAAGAGAAAGAAGAAATAAGGCAACAAATGATGATGCAACAAGAACAGCAGGCAAATATGATGCAAGACCAAGCGATATTAGATTTTGGAAAGGAGCTATTAAAATATGACTCGTTTAGAAGACCTAATAAGTAGATTTGGAAAGCGTAGAGCAATGATAATTTATCGTCAAGAATTGGCGAGGATGGAGGCAAATGATGTTAGACAAAAGAAAATTAAATCCACCCGAACCGGAAATAGTAAGAATAAGAAGGGAGCTATTAGGTGAAGAGATTGGAAGCTATCAGACGGAGCGAGCACTTAAAATCGTTAAAAGAGCATATAGGATGGAAGGAGGTGGAAAAAATATTAGTAGAAATAATGGAAGAAGCGTTGATAACGCTAATAGAAAAAGAAGATGTAGAGGCAAGGGCAAGGTTAAAAGTAATAAAACAAATACTTGAAACAATGGATGTAGTAATTGATATAGGCGAAACCATAAGGAGGAAATATGAGCGATGAATTAAGGAACAATCAAACCGACGCTAACAATCAGAACCCTGCGGGGCAAACTGATGTTAGCGGAGGGGAGACTCCGAACATTGAGGAAATGAAGAAACAATTAGAAGAAGCGCAGAGGAAGATAACTGAACTTGCGCAGGTAAACGCAACATTGGAGAAGAGGTTTCAGGAAGTTAATTCACAACAGCCACAGCAACCACAGCAACCACAGCAACCTCAACAGCCACAGCAAAACATTGAGCTTGAAATCAAAGAAGCGTTGGAAATGATTGCTGATGGGGATGTTGAGGATGGATACCGCAAGTTCAATGAAGCGATGCAGAAGCGTGATTATATGTTGTATAACTCGATGGCTGGATTCGTGGAGACAACGATAACATTGAAAGAGAAGGAAAAGGAAGTTCTTAATACGAAACCGTATCTTTCATCGTTGAAACCGCAAATAGAGGCGAGAATGACGCAACTTATACAGACGGGAAAGAATCCTGTTGAAGCGTTAGACCAAGCGGTAAACGAGTTTGATGCGGTATTTAAGAACTTCCAGCAACCGCAACAACCCCAAGAAACGAATCCGCCAAAAGTGAATACGGAATATAAAGCTAAAGAGGAAGAGACACCTGTTGTTGAGACACCGGAAGCTCATCTTAATCGATTAGAAATGAATAAATTTAAGAAAATCTTGTAAGGAGGTAGGTTATGGGACAAAGCATCTGGGTTGACCAAGGTTCATACTTATATTCGCCTAAACTCTCCAAAGAAATGAGGGAGCAGGCGTTACCGTTTTTCGTATATAGGCAGTTTGTAGATGTAAAAAAAGAAGCGTTAGGTAGCAACAAAGGTGATACGGTTCAATTTACGAAGAGATTGCGTATAGATACGAGAGGCGGGTCTTTATCAGAAGAAGAGACGGTTCCTGTAAATAAGATTAAACTTTATAAAGATTCCATTACTGTAACGGAATATGGTAATGCAGTATCTTATACAGGGAAGTTAGAGACTTTATCTGAATTTAATATTCGTGGTGAATTTGAGAAAGGACTATTTGATGATTACAAAGATACGATTGATTACAACATTTATTCTCAAATGATTACAGCGAAGTTCAAAGCTGTATGCACAGCAACAAATGGTGTTGTTTTTACGACTAATGGAACAGCGACAGCAACAGCGCAAAACAATCCATCTGATATTAATATTAGAAGAATTGTTGAGTATATGAAGAAAGCGCATGTTCCGAAACTTGGACAATACTACATTGCAATTCTTTCCGTTGAAGGAATTGCTGGTGTATATGATTATCTCCAAGCGGTGGCGCAATATGCTTCACCTGAATTTAGATTCAACGATGAAATTGGTAGATATTATGGAGTTCGTTTCATTGAAGACAACGCACAGATGAGCAATACTATTGGAAATGGTAGTCAATATGGGGAAGGTGTTATCTTTGGTGATGAAGCTGTTGCAGAAGCGTTAGCTTTACCAGAAGAAATTCGCTATGAAGAAACGGATGTGGGAAGGTCGAAGAAACTTGTATGGTATATGATTAGCGGATACAAGAAGATTTGGGATTTAGCAACGGATGATTTAAACAACACTGGTAAAGGTATTGAAAGAATCGTTCACATAACAAGTGCGTAAAGGAGGATTAATATGGCTGGAATAGGATATGCTGACAGCAAATATTACACATCAAAGATATTGGTATATCCAATATCTGCTGATTTAACTTCTGCTGGTGATGTTGGAACATTTGATTTTACTGAAGCGATTAAAATTACGGAAGTTGGAATTATAGTTTCAACAACTGTTGCGGGAGACACGACAGCGCCGGTAATTGCAATTAAAGAAGGTTCAACGGAACTTGCAACTGTAACGGTTCCAGATAATACTTCTGCTGGTGATGTTGTTAAAAGCACAGGATTATCTATTACTAACATTGCAAGCGGTGATACATTGACTTTCAATGTAAAAACTGCAGCAAACGATAGCGGAACAGCTGCAGGGGCAGGGTATATTTACATCAAGTATTATGAAAAATTCGTATCATAAATGAGTAACCAGCGGGGCTTCATTGCTCCGCTGGTTACTGCAACAAAGGAGTAAATATGATTATACGGACAACGAAATACGAAGAAATAGAGCGAAGAGGCAGATGGTTAGGGAAGAAGTATTGGAACGCTGAAAAGCAAAAGATGGCGCACGAATTTCGGTGTCCGATATGCGGGAAATGGGTAAGGTATAATGATGAAGAAATACAGAGGTTTATAGCGGAAGGAAGATGGGATTTTAGAAAGAATAGGCTTGCGCATTGTGGAAATTCAACTTGCTGGGATTATTATATAGAAGTGCAGAAAGATTTAGCGAGAAAGATAAAGATGAATTCATTTGAATTATATAAAGAATTAAAACGGAGAGCGTTGGTGCAATGAATGTAAGAGATTTTATAAAAGTATTAATTATGCGATTAAAACTTTTGCAAAAAGATTTAGCGAAACTTGAAGAGGATGTGCAATCATTTTATAATGTAATAAAGGAACTCAAAGATGAGAATATTGATAGTTAGAATTGGAGCATTAGGCGATGCTTTAATTATAACGCCTCTTGTAAGATATTTAAAAGAGGAAGGCAATGAAATATATTTAATGGGTTCGAAATCAACGGAGATAATATTTAAGAATAATCCTTATGT